TAACGTCTGGTTTGGTGCTTCAAGGTGATGAGTATGATAAAGCTGGTCCCATTAGTGGACCAGCTACTGCTATAGCTTCTGTTGCTAGTAAATTAACTGATACTCCCATTATAGGTAGTTTGGCTAGGGCAACAGAAATTGGTGCTCGAGCGGTTGGTGGTATTGCATCCCTTTTTGGGTATAGCAATCCACCAGTTCTCAATGATGTGATGCCTTATCAACCTAAAGCTTTCCATTCTTTTGCTGCCGTGGAAACCGGCGTGCCCATGGATAAATTAACACTTGATCCCAAAAATGAGATCACTGTTGATAAGTCTGTTACGGGTGCTAAACCTGATGATGAATTGGTTATTTCCCATTTTTGTGCTCGTGATTCATTTCTCACGGGTGCATTATGGACTGATGCTTATTCACCGGGCACACAATTGTTTCTTTTTCCCGTCACACCACGAAATTATGCGGTTAATGCAGGTACTGGTCAGGATTATGCCAATAATACACCAGCCTCACATTGTGCCACATTATTTTCGCAGTGGAGAGGTGGTATGGTTTATACACTGAGATTTATTAAAACGCGTTATCATACAGGTCGTGTGCAAATCTCATGGGACCCACAAGAAGTTCCCACAACCAATTCAGAAACTACAACAGTTACTCGGGTTGTTGATTTGCAAATGGAAACTGAAATCACTTTTATTGTTCCATATAAAGCTCAGGATCCTTGGCTTAATACCACGAATACTGGAAATAATTGGACTAATGCTACTGATGGTACTGTTACAATTGATAAGAAGGCTTTTAATGGTTATGTGCGTGTTACTGTACTTAATGAACTTACTGGTCCTGCGTCTTCACAGGAAATCGATATCTTACTTTTTGCTCATACAGCTCCTGATTTTCAGCTGGCACAACCAAATGAGACTCCTTTGTGGTCTTTTTTGGAAGTGCAATCGGGTGAGGAGCAATTGGCGGATGTGGCATTGATACAAGTACCTGTCGACACCAATGTTATTACAGTTGGTGAAACTGTTGCTTCTTTACGCACTCTTTTGCACCGAACAAGTTTCTACCATCGTGAATTTCTTGGCAATCCATTTTCAGCCTCCGGTGTGTATCAATCTCGAAAATTTTATAATCATGTTAATTATGTTCCTAGATTTCCAGTTGAATATGGTTTTAGTACTCAAGCTGTTAATTATGCTGCTGGCATTGTTGTTGCTGGTAAGAAACAGTTCCAATATTCTCCTCCGCATCCATTGGGGTGGATTACGAATTGTTTTGCCGGTTACCGAGGAGCAATTATTCACCAGTATAATGTTGTCACAAATGGTTTTTCCATTCCTGATCAAATTACTGTTGAAAGAGATCCTAGAACACATATATTGGACACAGCTCCGGCTCAAGCAATCAATAGATATTCTACAGGTGTTGACACTGCCAATGCATCAACATTATCCCGTGCGCCTACCACTACACAACTTGGTGTTCAACGTGGTGTGTGGGGTCATCGTGGTATGGCAATTACTAATGCCAACACACAAAGTGCCCTATCTGTGGTCACCCCCCAATATTCACGTTGGAAATTTCGTCCTGCGTATTGTAAGCGTCGTGATACAGTTGGTATATATAGTGAACAAGAGAGCATTAAACTTGTGACATCTATGCGGTGTGGTAGTTCTTCAGGTTCTGATGAAGGTTGGCCTTTGGTTGACATTTTCATGGCAGGTGGGGTCGATTTTGATCCCATCTACTTTATTTGTGTACCTACACTATACGCATTTGCGATTACATCCCCAGACAATACTTTTTAATGTCTGGGGTGTGGGTTTATAACCACCCTAAAAGGTTATAGCGTGCCAAACACCCGAAAGTTTCGGGTGTGCCTCGAGAGGTCAAATGCACGCACCACTTTAAAAATAAAAATAAATAAACAATGTATGTCTTTATATAGTCGTGCGGTGGTTAACCAATCCACCAATAAATCTCTGGATCGACCAGAGCGTATTTTATATACGGACTCGTAACGGGCAAGTTTTTAACTTCGCCTTAGTAGGGTCAACGGGTTACACCTGGTTTTAAATAATAATCAAATTGATTAGGGCTGGGTTACGACCTAGCCGGTACATTTAATGATCAGATGTTGCTTAGCCG